ACACGCGTGCCCGTCACACGCGTGCCCGTCACACGCTTGCCCGTCACACGCTTGCCCGTCACACGCTTGCCCGTCACACGCTTGCCCGTCACACGCTTGCCCGTCACACGCTTGCCCGTCACACGCTTGCCTGTCACACGCTTGCCCGTCACACGCTTGCCCGTCACACGCTTGCCCGTCACACGCTTGCCCGTCACACGCTGTCCGATTGAATAGCGTTCCTTTGAACACCAACCCGTTGCATTAAATAATGCAACCCGTTTCCCGAACCATGACTCCCGTTTCCCGTTGCATTAAATAATGCAACCCGCGCCTGCACTGCATTAAATAATGCAACCCGCGCCTGCACTGCATTAAATAATGCAACTCGACACTGATCCCCGAAACCCGTTGCATTATTTAATGCAACCCATCCACGACATCGCTCTCACTACTGCATTATTTAATGCAACCCGTCCACATCACGCCGCCCTCGCGTCAATGATTTTCTCCCCCCCCTATATATAAAAGTGTTTTCTATTAGTGTAATTCATTAAGCCCCACTTAATGAATTCCATCATCTCAAAAGACTTTTCAAAGTGGGGGGTCGGCATTCCACCGCAACAACCCCAACGACTCGTCGTTGTTTCCACCGCAACAACCCCAACGACTCGTCGTTAGGAGTTAAAAATAATTCGTTTTAATGAAAGAAAATTATTGACACAGAGGATCTTATATGCTATACTATATGGACAGTTGGGAGAGGACAGTGAGCCGAACCAACTGGACTGAAACACCGCATTAAATAATGCAACTGAAATACAACATGAAGACTAGCACTACTACCAGCAATGGCGAAGTCCTGCAACAGGCTATCGCTGATCGTCAACCCACTCGTTCGCTTGCATTAATTAATGCAAGTCCGTGGCATCGACCACTCAAAGACCAGACTAGCAGAGTCTGCGAACATGTGGAGATGTTCGAGCCAGAAAGATACAGGCGGCAAAGCAAGTGGACAAGCAAGCCAACTCGCGAGTCCTCTGCCAACAATGCTATCATCAACCGATACAACCGCAAACTCCAGCGTCTCATGGACGCTGGCAAAGTGGAGGCCGCATACAAACTGATGTCGGCTAACCGCCACATGATCGCCAAATAATCTGCATTAAATAATGCAACCCGAAACTTGAATCCCGAATCATGAACACATCACAAGTATACATGGGTCACTTTGAAAGTGACGAAGAAGCATTCGCTAATCTTCATGTCCTCTACGAACTTGAACGATCATCCTTCTCCGACAAGAAGGCATCAGTCTTTTGCGTAGTCTGTGAAGAGCATGGCAATGAATACTATTACGCATTAAATAATGCAACCCCAACCCGAACCCTTAATCCTTAATCCCGAATCATGAATCCTAAACCACATCACTTGAATCGTCGTCGCTCGCACGCTTTACTCCGTTGGAGTGATGCACAAGTGGCACTCACCTTCGTTGTGTTCGCCGCCGCCTCATTCGTAGTCGGCTATGGCATGACTCAACTTGTCCTCATTCTCCAGAACCTAAATAACTAATATGATACAAGAACCAGAACAGCTGTGCCTCTTCGAGGCTGAACTAGAATACGATGCCGAACCAAACTACCCATCACATCGAGCGAAGACTGCGCTCGAACTGATGCGTTGGATCGGGAAGTCGGGCCGCATTCGTGGCCGCATCAAACCTAAAGTCAAAGTCATTGACTGCCGCCATGTGTTTGGCGGAGTCCATGTGCTTGTTGAATTAGACAGGCAACGCGAGTGGTATTCAACTGCCGCGATCGACTGGCCTTTCATTACAGACGGAGGCCACATCTAAAAAATAATTCGTTCTAATGAAAGAAAATTATTGACACATAAGATCTTATATGCTATACTATTCTCATAGTTGGGAGAGGACAGTGAGCCGAACCAACTTGACTGAAACAAACTGCATTAAATAATGCAACATCAAATAGAAACTAAATCATGAATAACACAACTGGAATCCTTGTCAAAGTATCCTTTGGCAAGTTCGCCCCGAAAGTAAAGAACACAAAGGCTACCAAAGAGTATGCCAACAATCACCAATGTGACGAGTCGATGCATGAATCGCGGACTCACTTGATCCCGAAACAATATGTAGATCCTATCCAGAAGTTCCAATCTTCTGTCCGCAATAACTTCATCAATAACTTGACGCTCCCGTGGGAGCGTGGCGGGACTTGCCTTATCCCTGCAAAGGTGATCGACAAGTTCATGTCTGGTATCGGACAACTCCGACAAGAGTATGACGAACTCGTGGCACAGTTCCTTGAAAAGTATGAGGACATCGTGGCTGATGCAAAGACCCGTCTCAACGGAGACTTTGATGCATCACGCTATCCGTCCAGACAAGATGTGTCGGAGTGCTTCCGCATGGATGTCAGCTATTCGCCACTGCCTGATGCTGGTGACTATCGCATCGACATCTCGAAAGAGATTATGGATGAAGTCCGTGCCGAAACTAATCGTGCCTCCGAAGCACGATACGAAGCGGCACGACAAGACTTGCGCCAACGACTCATCGACAAAGTCTCGCATCTGGCGGACAGGTGTAAGGCAATAAACGAATCGGACAAAGCCAAATGGTTTGAGTCCAACCTTACCAACATCACAGACTTGATCGACATCATTCCCGATATGCTGATCGGGGAGGACGACGAATTGCTTGAAGCTGTAAAGTCTGCGAAGGCTATGCTCAACGGCATCGACTCTGATCTGATCAAGGGCAACGAGTCTGTCCGCGACGAGATCCGCAAGAAGGCCGCCGCCATTGTCTCATCACTTCAATTCTAACTACTGACAGGGGGAGCGCATCTGATCACGCTCACAACTCTGCATTAAATAATGCAACAACAACAAACTGAAATATACTACACTACTAATATGAATCACCCAGAGATTACAACTAACGATATCGTGTCCGTCCTTGACCGCTCTTCCAAAGCGGGCAACAAGAAAGTCCCAATCTTTTTGGGCATCTACGGATTGGGCAAGTCACATTGCGGCAACGAGTTTGCGCTCAAGACGGGCCGACAATACATTGACTTCCGTCTGCCTTACCGAACCTTCAATGATGTCCGTGGATTCGGTATCCCGAATCGTGAACGGGGAGTCATGGAGTGGCTTGTCGATGAAGACTTGCCGCAAGATCCCAATGGTTCCTATGCATTCCATTGGGAGGAACTTACTAATGCTATGCCCTCTGTCCAGAAGGTAGCTATGCAGGGCATGCTTGACCGCAAGATCGGGCAGTATGAGTTCCCCAAAGACACAGTCATGTTCGCCTCTGGCAACAGGCTGGCACACAAGACTGGTGTCGAGCGCATGCTTGCCGCTCTTGCGGATCGACTCGCCATCTACCATGTCCGCCCCGATCTGGACAGCTACATGAATTATCTGCAAAGCAATGGCAAGTCATCAGAAGTTCTGGCATACTTGTCCAGTAATCCAACTGCCACTTATGACTTTGATATCGCGAAGTGGGACAGCGAATCCAACTTGCCCACCTTCCGTTCGTTCGACAGGCTCGATGAACTTGCCGCTTCCTACGAAGATACGCATGAGATGTGCAATGACTCGCTGTTGCGAGCGCATGCCGCCGCCTGTGTTGGGGCGAAACACGGAGAGCAGTTCGCCCAATTCATCAAGCTCACTAGCAAAGTTGGGGATGTCGGCAAGATGATCGAGGAGGCGGACACCTGCCGTATACCAAACGAGATTGATATCAAGTGGCTCATTGCCTGTCGTTCGATTGTGCTTGCCAACAAGGAGAACTTGAGTCAAGTTCTTTTGCTGACTCACCGCTTGACAGACGAGTCAAATAAAGATAACCAATTACAGGCGATGGAATCATTCGTCGGCAACACGATCAAGAGGCGCAAGCCAGACTTGATGCGGACGAAAGCTATGATCGACTGGCATGTGAAACATGGCGATGCACTCTCCAGCTGAAATACTAAACCAGATCTTGAATCATGAACCCCGAAACCTGCTAACACAGCAGGTCGAGGGGGTCATTGAGGAAGCTATCTGGTTTAGTAAATGGCTGGACAAGATGGGTTGTTCATCACACATGAAACGGATTGGCTACTACTATCTAGTATCTGATGAAGTCTATGAGTTGTGGACAAAACATCACAAGACACTGAAACAATTAGCAACATGCTACAAATATGAAAGCAAAAGAAATGATAGACAAAGCGATGCTGGTCATCGCAAATCACCACGACTTCTTCGCACCCGCCGCGCTGGCTATGCCGTGGCAAGAGTGTCGGGATATCCCGACAGCTTGCACGAATGGTGAGCGTGTGCTTTACAATCCAGAGTTTCTGGAGTCACTGCCACAACCTGCCGTTGTCGGTCTGATCATCCATGAGATTGCCCATCCTTTGTTGGGACATCTCGAGCGGAGCAAGCACATGGATCACAACACAGCCAACATCGCGTTCGACTATGAGATCAACAATCTCATAGAAGTATATAACAAAGATGCCGCTCGCAAGATTATCCTGCCAGCAGATGCGCTTGTCGATGTCGAGAAGTATAAGAACGAAGCTGGCGAAGTAGTCTACAAGAAGCTGATGGACGAGAAGAAGAACAACCCTCCGCCCCCGCCCCCGCCTAAAGGCAAAGGCAAAGCTGACAGCGGAGGCGACAACGATGGCGAAAGCGAAAGCGACAACGATGGCGGCGACAACGATGGCGATGGCGATGGCGATGGCGGCGACAACGATGGCGATGGCGGCGACAACGATGGCAAAGGCAAAGGCAAAGGCAAACCATCATCAAGCGGTATGTTCGAGCAACCCTCTGGCAATGTTGAAAAGCAAAGCGAAGTCAACACCCGCTGGCGTGAGATCTTGTCAAGCACATTGCAGACTGCAAAGTTGCGTGGCAATGCTAGTGCTGAACTACTCCAGAAGTTCTCCTCTATCATGGAACCTCCGCTCAAGATGCGTGATCTTCTAGAGAAGTATGTCTGTGAGTTTGCTATGTCTGACGACAGCACAAAGGCCGACAAGCGTTGGCTTGCTAACCACGACATGTGCGTTGCTGGCATGGAGGCAGAGCGTCACGGCACGATCATCTTTGTCAAGGACACCAGTGGATCTATTACAGATGACATCCTCAAGACATCCTGTTCCGTGATTCAAGATGCTGTCAACACACTCAACGCATCCCGACTCATTGTTCTGGATGTCGATGCCGCTGTCTGCGATGTGCAAGAGTTCCTGCCCAACGAAGATATTCCTCTGACTTGCAAGGGTCGAGGCGGCACAGACTTCCGCCCCGCTTTCGATTGGGTGAACGACAATGCATCTGATGCTCGTGTCCTCATCTATCTGACAGATGGGTGGGGTGAGTTTCCCAAAGATGTTCCAGACATTCCAACCCTCTGGCTGTCATGGGATCTTGACGAGTCTGGCTATCCATTCGGACAAGTCATTCCACTTTCGGTATTGGCTAACACTACCGCATAATACAACTGACGGGGGAAGCGCATCCGATCACGCTTACAACTCTGCATTAAATAATGCAACAACAAACTGAAATACAATAATATTAATATGAAAATTAAAGATGTAATCAAAGCTGCCGCCGACAACAACCCAAATAATTGTAGCTCGTCTACTCTCCGTTGGTATGGCAAAAACAAATCATTGCTGTTTCTCAATAATAACAAATGGCAAGTAGCTCTACTAAAGTTTGACGATGTTATCTTCATCGAGAAGAATCAAGTCAATAGCCAACTGCACAGAAGTGGTGATCGGTTTGAGTATCACAAATTGATAACTCTGCTTGCAAGTAAAGGACATCTAATGATCGACCTTTACGATACTAAAAAGCCAGAGGTTGAGATCAGAAAGACTCTACCCAATAACTACTATTTGTTGCGGAGTCTTATCAATCATGTGATCCCCAAAGATCAGTTGGATCTGTATTGGAAATGGGTGTGGCTTATGCCCCTCTGTTCATACGCTGATGAGTTGAACAAGGACATGATCAACCTTGATCTAGCACTAGCAGACATGACATTCAATGACGAGTTCAATAAGTTCAAGGACTTCATGCAATCCTTCAATAGTGTAGCCGTCAACGGGAACACAGAAGAGAAGAGAGATACTCTTCAAAACTTCTTCATGAAGTTAAATATAATGGATAGCACCTATACGAAGTATAAAAAGCTACAACCTTTACCATATACGGAGGCTGATTATATCTCGCGTCAATCTATACAGGCTATTATTCCGACATCTAATGAGATGAACGCGCAAGAATTCTGGAACGCTGATCTAACTCGTTGGAGACATAACACTTCATACCACACAGCCCTGTTCCACTTTGACAAACCACACAACTTGTTTGAGCGTTGGGATAAACTTGTCAACATCTTCAAGATGATTGATCTACCAGAACCAACTGTCTATGACATCAAGTTCTGCAAAGAGAATATCAAGACGCTTGCCGCTTTGTTCGATACAGCTAAACAAGATTACACACATCCATTGGACTGGCTCAAGCATGAGAAAGAACAATCGGAACCAGCACAAGAAGCAGTCGAGTCCTACCCTACAACACTCCTCGCCTAACTCATATGAAACTTCTTACAACATCTAACTACAAGACTCTCAAGGGAAAGTCCAAAGGCTACGATACTTATGGCTTGCACCTGATTCCTGCATCCCTATCTGGCAGAAATGTATGTGCATCCTCGTCTGAAGGATGCCGCATAGCATGCCTCAATACTTCTGGCAGAGGTGCAATGAGGTATATCCAGACTGCGCGATTGAAGAAGACTATGATGTTCTTTGAAGACCGCGACAAGTTCATGGGCATACTCGTTGACGACATCGAAGCCGCCATCAAAAAGTCAAAGCGTAACGGCATGACTCCTTGCTTCCGCCTCAACCTTACCAGTGATTTGATGTGGGAGAAGTATGGTGTCATAGAGATGTTTGGAGATCAGATCTTCTATGACTATACTAAACATTTCTCTCGCATGCTACGCTTCATCAACGGAGGATTCCCTACTAACTACCATCTCACATTCTCCAGATCAGAATGCAACGATGGCGATGTGGCTAGAGTGCTTGCGGCTGGTGGTAATGTCGCCGCTGTGTTTGGTTCTACCCTACCAGAAACATGGATGGGTAAGCCCGTCATCAGCGGAGATGAAACAGACTTGCGATTTCTTGACCCGTCTAAAGTCATCGTCGGGTTGACCACAAAGGGAAAGGCAAAGCATGACACAACTGGATTCGTTATCCACTAAACCCACAACATGATACCAGAACTAACGATCATACTCTTGATCCTGCTGGCTGTCGTTATCTCTGCCCTGTTGCAGGACAACGACAACACACGATTCAGATAACCCGAAGCCTGTATCCTGCACGATGGATATTGCGTAGCTTACCGCATAGTTGGAGCCTTAACCATAAACAGAAACAAATATATGACTACAATACAAGACAAAGCCTACAAACTCGCCAGCACATTCTACCTGTCATCATGTCATGATGACTGGACTGGCGAGCGACTACGCAAAGCTATCCTCGCTGATCCAGATAGCGGGGACAAGCAAGCCCTCGCTGACCAGCAGGAGCTTGAAGTGTGGGAGCCTATCGAACGGCACATCTGTGCGACTTGTTCCATGGATGATCCTAATGTAGAACTCGACGACCTCATCGACAATCTTGCCGATGCCTTCATGCAGTTTGCGAAGGAATCAAACCCGACTAGCAAATGAAACTCAACACACCACGACAAGTTGTTCTGCTCAAGTGGTCAGACGGATCGAGGAACCTGTTCCTTACAGGAGACTTCGAGATGGAAGACTTCATCTTGTGGAAGCAAAGCAAGAATCCAGACCTTACTTTTGAGACAGAAGTAATGTCACTAACTGAATATAAAACACAATATAACTAACCAATATGAAAAACATTATGTTTGATTTAGCCGCCAGCATCGTCACTGATAAAGATTTCTATGACCTATCTGTGTCAGAGTTAATTGATGCCGCAAGAAAACGACTTGACTATCTAGAGAAAGAAGGAGATACAGAAGCGTTCGGATTCTGCGATGAATACGACACAGACCAATAACATTTAACTAATATAATATTATGAAATTTGACAACATCAATCACCCCACAGTAGCAACATTGGATATCAACGGCGTTGACATCTCAATCAAATCACGACCAGAAAAGAGCAATGTAAGTGGGTGGGCAGTCATTGCCTTCACGCCATCATGTTCCTTGAGATGCCAAAAGATCCATCGAGAGGAACACTTGCTCGCATTCTCCGAAGCTATTGCCGCCGCTGTTGGTTCATTCGCGGAGGAAGATGCAGAAGCAATTAGTCATGCTATCCTGTCCATTACTATTAACCCACAATGAAACATCTATCCTGCGACCAACGCCTTCACAAGCGTCAAGTCGATTCGATCCTGTTAGCTATATCTGAAATGTCCAACATTTCATATATAGATATAAAGCAAGGCCGCAAGAAACCAGTTAGGATGTGGCGGGATGTGGCTATGTTCATAGCCACAGACATCTGTTTTATGAGTTATAAACAAGCGGCTGATGCATTCGGAATGTCTAGTTCCAGAATAAGAAACTCAAGTATGCGTGTCTTAAACTGGAATCAAGATACTCTTTATCGATTTGCTATTGGTGTCTACAAACGATCATTGGATATCATAAAGACCATAAAGGTTAAGGATTGAGTGGGATGAATCTAGCGGGTGCAATGCGGTCAATCTCTGCTTGAAAGACTTCAAGCCGCTTGATTCCAATGCCACCCTCTAGTGCCGATACCTGTCTGATGAACGATGGATCAAGTACGGGTTTCTCAACCAGTTTGTTTTGCAACAACATGATCCTACGATCCCCCATTCCAAGATCCTTTTCTTTCATCTGAAGAATTATATCTCTTTCGGACAACCCAATTTGTGGGAGGTTGCTAAACCCACGAAGTCCGCGATAAATTTCTTCATTGATTCGGACTCGCGATTCGACAAACTCTCTAGCCAGTCCACGGATCTCGCCGTCACTCAAGGCTCTCTGTGTTTTCAGCTTGTTCTTATGGGCAGAGAAAGCTTTTAGTTCATCTCGTTTACTCGTAAGAAGTTTATTGAGGTGGGCTTTAACATCGACATCATGGATCTTTGTCGGAGCGAACTCTCCCATAAGTATATTCAAAGGATCGAATTGTGGGTCAACGGCAGTTCCTCTTGCTGAATTAATAGTCTCCCATCCTTTCTGTACAGTCCGTGGGAGGAAAGACTTCTCTATAACATAAGCCAACGACTTAACAAATACCATCGCGCCATCTGATTTATAACTGATTGGTTGTCCAGTTGAGCTATCTTTATTCGCTATAACATCTGATATGGCTCCAGTAAATATCTGCTGATCTAGATATTGATTCATGAATGCATTCGTGAATGATACGAACGATTGTTCTGGATCTCCCCTAAAGATATGCTCACCAGCACGAAGCACTGGATCTGCAAGCATTGAGAATGGGTTGAGGAAAGTTAAGTCAATCGACTTCAGTTCTTTTCCAAACCATGGAACAAAGAAGAATGTGTTGTCCTTCATGTATTCTGGAACGGTAGCGCGGAGAGCTTCATCCTCATCTTCTCCAATTCCCAACAGCAAACGGATTGCTGTTGGTACAGCGGCAGACCACACGAATAGTACTGAGGACATACCGATAAACCTTTTATAACCACGCTCAACCATTACGGGATTTCCAGATTTAATCTCTGCCATTGCTTCCCTATAAGTATTGATCACGATTCGTGGAGCCTCTGTCTTGAATCGGAGGAACGGAGCGATGAACATGCCAACTGATTTAACAGCCTCTTGAACAATCGGAGGCGATTCCGAATAGCTTTGTGCAGTGGCGAGAACCTTTCTAGCCGCCTCACGCTTGAGTTCATTCTCTGAAAGTCTTGCAAAGAACGAGTCCTTATTTCCGCTAGTGATGTCGGATTCCTTTGCAGCGATCAGCTTATTGAGTTCGTGCTCGAAGTAAGCCATCTTATAGAAACCATCAACTGCTCCAGACAGAGCTTGAAGTCTATCAGTAAGTGGTTTAATAAATTCAGAACCTTTGTTAGCAGCATTTTTAATCTTGCCCATGATAGTATCAATCTCCCCCTCGATAGTCTCTAGCTTGAAACTATTGTTCAGTATATCTTTAACGAGTGAAGAAGCCATCTCGTTATTGAGAACACCCAATGAGATTAGTTCTGCTTGATACGCATCGATTTGATATGGATCTTTGAACTTTTCTTTTACCAGTTTAATCTCCTTAAACATCTTATCAAATCTAAGGAATCCTTGTGCTGGTGCGAAGAAGAACATGTTGCTGGCAATGTTACGGAGATAGAACGGGAGAGATCCTAATGTCTTGATCCCCAACGATAGACCCGTAAGTCCGCTAAAGATATTTACGACACCCGATGTTGCGCGTTGTGCGCCAGTAAGGTTCTCGTCAATGACTGGAGGGGTATACATACGACGCATCCCCTCGACCATTTCTTTCGGGCCGTAATAGTTGTATGTCGGATCATACTCGCCAGCAGGTCCCGATGGAATCTCCCCCTTTGTGTCTGGAGTATATATCTTACCAGTTCGGATATTGACATACTCCTGTTGCATCATTGGATTCTTCTTGAGCTTTTCACGAAGATCATCTTCCGAAAGTAGGAACCCTTCCATCATTGGTTCTCCGTCCTCGTCGAGAACAGGATTGTTATCTGGCCCAATAACTGGACGCATCTGACCCATCGCAATGAGGTTGTTGTAGAACGATTGGCGAGCAACCATTGTAGTAACTAACGAATAGGTACGAAGCAAGTTGTTCACACCTTCTGTGTCTTGATCATACTCTCCCAACAACTTGCGTACTTTTGGATCGAGATTTGATTTGCGGCGGAGGTTATCAATCAATGATTTAGTCACGCCTTTGGGGAGACTACCCGCTCTGCTACGATAGTCTGGAGAATACGAGCGGAGGAACTGCGCCATGAACTGCGCCACAATAGCGGGATTGTTATCCACTTCATCTGTTGCCAGTTCGATTGCCTTCTCTTTAGTTATCGGAAGGTTGCCCGTAACTTTTCCATTAGCGACTGACAGGCGTAGTTTACTATTCGCTGACCGCTTAATGTATTTATCGCGGAAGTATTCGGATGCTTCTTGTCTGATTTCTACAAACTTCTTGTCGGTAGATGTGAGAACCTTTTCGATGTATCCTTCTTCATTGAATGCGCGATAAGATCTAGTGAGGTAGATACCCATGTTGTTATCGAACTTAACCTGCATAGACTCCGAAAGATTATACTTGTCCTTAATAGTTTTGGACATCGCATCCGTAACCTTACGCATCTCAACGAGAGCGGCGGCAAGTTGCGGAGAATCTTGAGAGATCTTCTGAAGTGCGTCAGCTTGTTTCGCCCTAATTTCTGAACGAAGTCTATCAGTTTCTGCCGCGATCTTATCAGTTAGCATTGCCTTACGCATAGCTGCAAGAGCCTCATCAGATGTCCATTTAGGATCTATCTCACCATTCTTAACTGCATCTTTGCGCTTCTTAACTGCGTCAATCCATTCCAATCGATAGGTCTTTTTAAGATCTTTATCGATGCGGATGAACTCTGTAGTACCTGTTGCGGCAGAAAGGATCGAAGGATCGATGCCTGTCTTACCATATGTCTGCTCAATTAGTTTACTAATACGAGACATCATCGACTTTCCAAGAGCATCTGTGGCTTGTTCAAAGAACTTCTGTTGTTTGTGGAGGCGACTAATACGAGGGTCAACATCTCCCTTAACCCATTGTTGCCATTTAGTACTCATGTGCTGGTAATTCCCGCCCTTATAGAGTGCGACTGGAAGTTCCAATGAGTCGAACAATCCTTTGAATCTCTTCATGATATCATCATCGCTAGTCTCTTCAGTGATGTCTGCGCTAGTTGCGGCGAAACGCTGACGAAGAATTTCGATATTGTTTTCTGGATTGTTCGGATCAAACGAAGCATGTGTTTCCAAATTGTATGTGCCTTCTTGAAGGAAGCGAAGTTCCGCAGACATGCGGTGGATAGCCGCCGCCAATTCTGGATTGTTCTTATTGAGGTTATATCTGGCATACATCCTACGGAAGACCCCGCGAATGTAGCGGAAGGCAATACTCATGATACTTGGATTGCTTTCAAAGAAAGCGATATCCTCTTCAGAAGTATACCCCCTTGTGATCTTCTGGCTGTGCATGCGGAGCATCTCACCGACGAGTTGATTCTTAATCTCTACACCATTCTCCCCACGAAGTGCATTTTTAAGTTGGTCACGCCGTTCTGGAATAGAAGTATATTTGTCAACGATCTCGTCGAAGTCTGTGTCGCTCATTGTACTGGCAACAGCATCAACTTCTTCTGTAGATAGTGCGTAGAACTCTGCGATGTGTGTGAGTTCTTCATCGAAGATAGCCTCCAGTATCCCCTTTGCCGATGTCGGATTATCGATAACGGAGTTGCGGGAAAGCAATGCCGACCTCATGTTGGCGCGATTGACGAAGATAGATGGTATTGATCTACCAGTACTATCCTTCATCAATACCGCAATGACAGCGGCTTCTGGCCTGTCACCAAAGATACCGTTGTCATCTGCTTCTTTCTGTGTGTCGAAGATAGTTACCTCAACATTAGCAGGGACGAGAGATCGGACTGCTTGATTGATTAGGATGTCGATTGCTTCTTGATGTTCTGGAGTTGCCTCATCTAGTGAGTCAAACCCTTCAAAAGAGGACAGGCGTGATTCAATCTCGCGATCAGTCTCTACTCGATTGACTGGAACAATTCGGCGGGATGCTCCATTGTTGCGGGCCTCTGCAATAGATCTATCAATTTGAGATTCGAGAGTTCTGTACCCGTCGATGTTGGCAACGGAAGCTAGATCAACTAGATCAGAGAATGCTTTGTCGATGTCGCTCTTTGGTTTGATTCCAAAGATATCCAGAATTGCATCGTAGATTCGGATAAAGAAGTTACGCCCTTCCTTTTCCGTTTGGCGAAGCATCTTGAGTTGCTTCTGGAAATCTGGTGAAGAGAAGAATGTAGCTACGAACTCTTCAAGATTGACCATAGCTGCCTCAAACTCAACCAGACCAACTCCATTCTTATTACGGTAAGAAGTATATGATTTATTGGCGAGTTGCATCAGACCCCTGAGTCGTGTCTTTGCACTGCGTTGAGCAGGAGTCAGACTTGATTCGGGTCTAGTAAGTACATCTACAGTAACTGCGTGGAGGTATTCGTGTAGGATTACTGACTCGACTCCGTTCCCATAATAGCCAGCTTTGTTGACCATTACCATATTCGCACCGTCCATTCCACGATAGAACGATCCTGCTCGATTGGATGGGATGTCCGTAATTACGAATCGTACATTGCGGAGTGCGCTTTGGAAGCGGAGGAGAAGAAGGGCAACAGCTTTGTTTTGCTCATTGCTGCTTTCTTTAGAGATCTTTTTAAGAGCGTTGATGACACTCTCTGAGTTGCCGCTTTCGATTCCCAATCGATTGATCTCTGCCTCATTAATTCCACGATAGAACTGTCTGTGTTTCTCGTTGATGAAAGATGGGGCGGAGTAACTTGATTGTGCTGCGCGTTGTGAGCGTAGAATGCTGTCGGCTTCCTGTTCAGTAGCTCCAGTCTTTTCAACGATCCGTTTAAGGTTGCGCTGTTCAAGAACAAAGTTGGCTTCTTGTTCTGTCATTCCGTTACGAATGAGCATATTAATAGTACCCTTATCAGCAACTCGCTTGAACCTGTAAGCAAACGCACCTGATGCCTCAAAGGCATCGTGAACTCGTTTGCTTTGTTCGTTAGCAACAGGGAAGTGGTCAAGCAATTGCCGCCTAAACCTAAATGAATCAGCAGTAGTCTGCTTATTTGTCGAGGCCCAATGTGCAATGGATCGGAACACATCTACAGGGAACATGTTCTCCACTACAGATGGATCTGATCTGAACACTGTCTTCTTTGCAAGATCTCTAAGAGATTTGGATACCCCCACACCTTCATTAGAACGGAGAAGATTTTCTAAATCTGATCTAATTTCACGGAATACTTCTCCCGCTTTGAGGGCATCTAGTGAGGAGTGAATGTTCTCGTAAGTAACTTCTTCGATACCATACATCTCTGCCAGTGCATCGTAGAACTCTTTGGAGTCCAGTATAGTGCCGTCATCTTCGTATTGTAGGCGGCTAAAGATATCAGAATTTTGAGCCGTTTGAGTTTTATATTTAACACGCTCGATAACCCGATTGCTAATTCGTTTTATGACTGCTGGTACATTCGGGAATCGTCCTGATTTATCTGGACGAGAAAGGTTATCGTTGATTGAATTATAAATAAACTGATCAAGTACAACATTAGCAGAATCAGTATTAAGATTCTCTGCAGTTACATTTTGATCCTCGATCTTTGGAATTGTTTGCCCCTTCTTAAATCCTTTTTTAAGTAGGAAGTAAGCCTTTAATTCTGTCGGAGATCTATCTAAAAGATCTTTAGGCAATTTAAAATCCTCTGGAACCTTAATCCGATCAAGAAGAATATTGCGTGATTGCTGTACTGATTGTGGTTCAATACTATATTCTCTTTCTATAGATACTCCGATCATTCCCAATAAACCTCTTTTACCCATCATAGGTGTTTCAGCAGAGAACCAGCCTTCATCCTTAAGAATTCCTTGTGCTTGTAGAGTCTGGTAAAGTTCCCCCTTAAACAAAGTTAAATGGAATTCGGGAATGATCTCGATAATCGCCATCTCATTTGCGTCAGATACTTGAGATCGTGTAAGCCCTTTTTTAGGGTCTCCGAATCCTAGAAGTTTGAGGAAGGCTCTAGATGGGCCTACCATTCTTTTATTCGTATCAGCAACATTTCCAAGATTAGTGTACACATCACCAAAGAATCTATTTACCCTATCAACTGCTTCATAATAAGTAGTTGAAGACAGTCTAGTTTCCTGATCTGCAAGATTTGTAAGGTCGCGGTGTATTCCAATCCACGAATCGATCGGGGGTTTTAATCCACTTACAAATTCAAAAAGATTACTAACTGTTTTTGAAATTGGATTTGAATCCGTCTTATTCCCGTCTTTATGAACAATAGAAATTTCTGTAAGTCCATCACTGGCTGCTGGAAATCTTACATCATAAACTTGTTTAGTTATCTCATCGACCTTAATTGCTTCGTTAATCTCACCATCAAAAGTTGAAGGTACAAAAACTGGAAGTTCTTGTTTCAACATAGCCGCAACAGTCAGCGGGTTATTGTCGAATAGACCAATTGGAGTTCCTCCGTCTATTACTGTACGATACTTAATATTTTTATTAGTCTCAAAACTTTCCGTAAACGGATTCCACCAACTCAAAGATTTGGTTTCACCAACTTTAGTAAGGACTAGAGGAATTTGGTAGATCTCAGATACCTCTTCAGCTTTAAGTGGTTTATATTTGCTGAAGACTCGTTTAGCCAATTGGTCTGACCATTCGGATTGTTTAGTGTCCGAATCAAATCCTAAAGGCATTCCATATCGTGCGCTCTTTTTGAATCGTACGAGTGCGCCAGCGTTAGCGAGACGCTCCATAATAATTTCAGCCTCTTCTGCTATCACTTGTGAAACAGCGGTTTTGGGTTTCTCAGCTTTTGGTTGTTCAACTTTTGGCTGTTCAGCTTTTGGCTGTTCAGCTTTTGGCTGTTTTTTGCCCGCAACTTTTTTAGTTGTTGTAGCTACTGGTGCTGTAACAACTGGCTCTTCGGAACCTACTTCGTTAGAGTCTTCCAACTGAGCGGCTTTCAAATCGGACACAGTATTAAACATGTATCTAGCAGCAGCATCTGGCGTCGAATTAAAAAGAGAAACTTTAGAAGTAATCTTCTTAACATCGTCTGATTCAATAGTCAGAGAATTCTGATTCGGTACATCTTTTCTTAGTTCCCGATTATAGTTAATGAAGTTCAACGCGGATTTGGCTTTCTCTTTGTTGTCTACAACCTCTACTGTTATATCAATCGGGGGTGATAGTGTTGCTCTGGATGGTAACTTTACATCTTGTTCTTTCGCTGGACGAATAATGAGTTCTTGTTTAGTAGCCTCTTTGATTTCTTCTGGTGTAGCACTCGCCAATTTCTTTTTAATGAGGTCCACAATTAGTGGGTCAGCTTTTTGGGTCGAATCAAATGCGGTAGTAGCGGATTCAGTTGGCTCTACTACTTTTTGTTCTTCTTGATTTTCCAAAAGCGGAATCTCTGGAGAAACAGTTTCCGTTTCAATATCGACGAGTTGTCCTTCTTTAGCAGCTTGTTGCTCCTCTTCTGGTTTTGGTCCCGAAACTACTTCGTCTGGAACAACTACAACTGCTGGTTCCTTACCAGCAGTAATAAGACCTTGAGGAGTCAGAACAACTGGAGATGATTCATCAGAATCTGCGCCAGCTTCTTCTTTTACAGTAGTGCCTTCAGGTGTTACTTGCTCTTCAATTTGAACTGGAACTTGAGGGGGGTTGGCTAATGCTCTAGCTTCCGCCAATTTACCAGCGGCATAGGCTGCGCGACCAGCACGTGGAGCTGTGAGGATAGAGCGCACTGTCTGAGCAGAGACGGGGCTTGTCTCTGCAAGCCTATCGCTAATGTCTTTAGCGAATTGAAGTTCAGTCGAAAGTCGTTGGTCTGGTGTACTCTCACTTGCAACAGTACTCTTGATGGCTTTCAATGCTGGAACAGTTCCACCTAATACACCCCCTAAAATTGCGGCACGTCCCGCTTGTTCCAATCGTTCAAGGAATGGAGTATCTTGATCTGTAGCGGCATCTGTAACAAATCCGTTAATGAACTCGTCGAGAGCTTCTTCAGACCCTTCGTCAAATGCATTCTTCCCAATTTCCTTTGCAAAATTAGCACCACTAAATTTCTTTAGTGTATCGTTCATTGTTGATGCTACAACTTTAGTGAACACTTCGTCCTTAATATCATCAACCTTAGCCAAACGAGTTATGATGTTTTTAATTTGACGTTTTGTAGCCCCACCTAATAGAGCGTCTTCAAGACTACCGCGACCCAAAGCACCAAAGGTTGATGTAATCGCAGCAGTAATGGCCCCGCTAGTAAGACCAGCACCCAATGCCCGATCGTGCATTTGTTCTGGTGTAAGTTTACCATCTTGCTGAAGCTGTGAATAAACAGTGGCGTATGTAGATCCAGCTGAACGGTTGAATGCTGGCAACGCTACTGCTGAAGTAGTCCCAATACTTGAAACCAGAGAGCTATTGTACGCATTGATAGCCGCCATCGCACCCTTCGTACCTGCTTCTTTCGTTGACTCTTTGATAAGTCCCTCTGCAATAACTCGTTTAGATGCTTGCTCAAGCGTTTCTGTGGGGAGCTGACGGAAGACATTTGAAGTCATCGACTTCAATAATCCTTTCGCTGTGAGGCGGGCTCCAGCTTTGGCTGAAGCAAATGCCGCACCACCCGCTCCAGCAACAGGAGCAGTAGCAAGTGAAAGGAGTGCAGTGGCCCCAACATCAGTTAGCATAGGGGCGATAGCTTCCATGAAGTCCTGACCCATTCCGAATTCAGTACCAAAAAGACGGGCAACTGAGCGTCGATTGTTGCGCTCTTTGATATTATCAATCATGTAGTCTCGAGCCCAATCGGCTCCAGCCAACATAGGAATAGAGGCTACGAGTTCTCCAAATCCATCGAGAACAGATTCTGCAACGCCCGAAATACGGGCCGACATTTCATTAAAGTTATCTTTGTCGCTAGTGAACTGATCGAGAATCTGGTAGTCCTTCATGCCAGAAGCGCGTCCAGATTGGAGGGCGTTCAACCACTTTTCCGACAACTTATCAGATTCAGTAAGCGTCTTATCGTAGTGTTCAAAGTTCGCTTGAATGAAAGGTTCGCGAGTAGTGTTAAGATAATCTTTCTGTTCCTCAGAAAGATACGGGTTTTTATTTACAGCAAGATTGAACTTTTCTTCATTTGCCATAGTTGCAGGGTTCACTAAAGGGGAAGCAAATCCTACACTGCGAACGTTTCTATAAGCCTCTTCAGGGTCGTCGTAAACTTGAAACTTATTTTTAGAATTAGCCCTCATAAGGGCCGATTGAGTAAATGCTTTCTCAATTTCTTCGTCTGTAAAACCTTCGTTATCTGGAAGTAGTTTATTTACATCACGTCTAATTGAAGAAAAGTCGGGCTTTTGTTGATCCGTTAATTTACGGTTTTCTCTATCCGCTTCTGCAAGATCGTCTCCATAACGATCCATATAAGAATTGGTTAGGCCACCCCAAATGTTTTCGATTACGCCCATAGCTTGAACATATCGTTCAACTTTATAGGCTTCTTCGTTATATCCTTTAGGGATTCTAGATTTAGAAACAATATTAGGGGCATCTGCAAAAGAGACATCACCAACTTTACTGTTTCTAATAGACTCACCCAAATTGTTTTTATCGAAAGTGCTTCCGATAATATAATCTTGTTCTCCCTTTTCGTTAATGATCTTTGCGATGGGGATTTCTCCGTTCAATACCATCCTGCGTTTCGCGTCATTGTAATAACGATCAGCAATTGATTCTGCTTGAACGCGATATTGTTCCCCACGCTGTTTAATTGATTCGTCAACTTCAGAGCCTTCTGGATTTACTTCTTTAAAAGAAAGGTACTTAGTCGCCGCTTCCCATTCAGGAGTATCATAATCAAACGTTGACTGGATCTTTTTCAGTTTAGTGTCAAGATCCACTTCTGGAGCGGCGTACAACCTATCCACAGTTTCTGTATCCCCCTCCTGAATCAGACCACCCGCTACGAGACGGTCTTTAGTTGTCTGACGGATTTCAAGTTCAACTTGATCATCATAAGAACCAGCATCGATATACTTCTCCCTAACATAGTTGCCCCACTCTACTCGATCTTTAATCGGGTCTCCTGATGAATTATCTGTTTTCCAATCTGAAAAGGCTTTGAATTCGGGTTCAGCTGGAGTTGTGTTTTCTGTCTCCAACGGAGGCAATTTGTCTAGTTCTGTCATAGCAGTACTCTTTCTATTATGTGGGGGTGTAGAATGTTATTCTGATTTTTTGAAGATGGTAGATTGTGGAGTTCCTCCAGTAAGTTCATCGATCTTTAAGTAAGTTCCCTCCAATGTATCGTTATACATATCTTCGGGGGAAACTCCGCTAAAGTCTTTATTCCTCATAGAGGGGTTCATTTTTTTGAGAATGATTTCTAAAGTATCCTTCTGCTGTTTAGTAAATGATGGTCCTTTATTTTCTGCTGCCGAAGAACCGAACGCTCCATCACTTTGAGTGGGCGTGGTTAGGGATTCAGGTTTCATTTTGAGGATCGTGTCGAGCTGTGAATTGAGCACGGACAATTGAGCTTTGTTCTGCGCTCTAAATGTTTTGCCAGCTTCCTCTTGTTGTTTCAAACTACCCGCTTGTTTGTTGATTTCAGCTTGTGATTGAGCCAGTCGAGTAATAGCCGAATTAGGGTCTTTACTTCTCAAGATGTCTTCGGCTGCTTTAACATCACCATCTTCAGCTGCCTTTGCAGCAAGATTAGTAATAATAGTAGAATTAGCATTCCTTGTATTTACTCCCTTAACAAAATTATCGAACACACTATTTAGTGCGGGATTTTTTAATGTGTAAGGTGAGAATTGAAGCCTAAGTTTTTCCCCTTCAGCAATCGCAGTAGCTGAATCGATTTCCTTATTGTTCATAAGGCCCGTAAGTAAAGGTTCAATCTTAGGTAGAACCTGCTCCATTTCCATCTCGTTCTGAATTTTCCTACGGGTCTCGTCTAAAGCAAGTTGTGCCCGTTTGAATTCAAGATCAGCTTGTCGCTGTTCTTGCTGAAACTTTATTACACCACTAATAGATTTAATCTGTGAGTCTAGCGAGGCATTTATTGCTGCCCCATATTTTTCAGTAAGGAAAGATTTCTCCCTATCAGACAAGTTTGTCGATCTTGACACGTCAGAAAAATAAGACCCTTTCAAAGGGGAGATATCAGAATTATATGAGAAATCAGCCATATTATTTTTTATAGAGACTGCCGAATAGGGTTGCAGTTGCAGGAGTTAGACCACCATTATCCAATTCTCGAGAACCTTGTTCACGTGCTCGCTTTAAAAAGGCAAGAGTTTGACGTTTTTCTTCCTCAGCTGCTTCGGTCTGTGCTTGTGCTAGTGCACCCATCTGTGCGGCTTTTTCACGGTAGGCTTGAGTTTTAAGGGCTGGTTCACTGAGCTTTGCTTGCGCTCCGGCAAGTGCCATTTGTTCAGCCGCTTTACTAAATCCTTGTCGTTCAAGTTTACGAGCCATTCTCATAGCTCTGCCACCTTCAGACTCAAGAGATCTACGTTGACCCAACGACGAAGCCGAACCCATAGTAGTTCCCTGCATCGCTGCGAGGCGATCCAGACCTTTTGTTTCTGGACCACGATCTTGAGTTCCAGCAGGTGGGGCTTGAGTGGGTGTAGCTGCTGGAGTAGTTGAAGTTATGAATGGACCCTTAACTGGACCCTCTTTTTGGTACTCTCCAGAAAACAGAGACGGTTGAGTGGGTGTGCCAGTGGGTGTGCCAGTGGGTGTGCCAGTGGGTGTGCCAGTGGGTGTGCCAGTGGGTGTGCCAGTGGGGGGAGTGTCACCCATCAAATCCTGAGGGGGGTTATTTTGAAAATCTTTGCGATATTGTTGGTAGAGATTGCTCAACTGATTACGCGAGACCCCCATAGTGGCCCCTGATTTTACCATATCTTCAGGGTTTACCTTGACTTCCCCACGTGCAAACTGTTTTAATACGGAGGCTAACTCTTTTCTTTTGTCGAGTTCCTCAGAATTTTTAGGTGGGGTATACGCAGATGGGAGAGCCATGGGGGGATATTAATTTGTGTAGAACATAATGTCAACACGATATCACCACAGGTATTTACAAGCCCAATGGCGGGCGGTCGTTTTGTCGTTTGCTGTCTGGCAATTGTGGCGCGAACGGAAATTGGCCCGCCTTTTGGGGTCTTTGTGTTGGGTGAAATCTTCGTAGCCTCTCGCGCCAAACGAAACCTTTTTGACTTTATCACCTTCCTTACCCAAAACCACGAACTTCTTTGGCGAGCCAGCAGGTGCTTTCTTCGGCTTATTGAATCCAGCGTACTTCTCTCCCATATACTGGATTTGACCGGACGGTAATCGTTTGAAACGTTTGTTTGCCACAGACAGATTTTAACAGAAGGAAAAAAATTGTCAACGCTACGAATTTCCTTAAGCGTCAATGATTTTCTCACCCCCTATATATAAAAGTGTTTTCTATTACTGTAATTCATTAAGCCCCACTTAATGAATTCCATCATTTCAAAAGACTTTTTACTTTGGCTAAATTGAAAATTTAAACGGTCGTTTGGATTTAGTCGATTGAGTCCACCGCCAAAGCTTGCCTGAGCCCTGAAATCGTAACCTGTCTCCTGAATCCTGTACCCGCATCATCGTTCGGTGGCTCGACTGCCACTAGACCTAATCGCTGACGGGCACAGTCCAGCGCGAGAAAGGCTGCGTCCGCTAAGTCAGGCGACCTCCCGAAACGGGATTTGAACTCTGGCTTCGATTCGATCTTCACTTTGAGGGAACCGCCTTTGACCAGATCGTAGTTTCGGGCGCAGATCTCCTGTGCCAGATCGGCAGAGATTCCAAACACCTGTTTAGTTCGCATCAGTTCCTTGCCCACGAACCAGAGTTCGGATACACGGTTCACGTAGAGTTCTTCGCCCGTCAGCCTACTGTTTGCACTGACCCGCTTGTCGGAGGGCTTGCCGCCGAAACTCACACGGAAGATCGACGGCGACCACTCGCCAGCCAGAACGTCACAGAACGGTGCGCCAGCACCAGTGGCATCGACCGCCACATTCTCTGGCAGGATGCCCTTGCGGACGCAGTGGTCCTTGATCTGGCGCACGATCTGGTACGTACGTGGAACCGCCTTATTAGTGGCGTCATCGTTCAAGTGGATCGCCTCGTCGAATTCCAGTACGTAGTGACCCCCCTTATTATATCCGACTTTGGCTGTGTAGAGGATCGTCCTGTCTCCGCCGTTTGTGAACGCCGGATCTAGTCCCGCCACTAATAGTGGCTTCGCAGCCCACTCGACTTTGCTCATCGACTTGCTGGACGCGATCTCCGACTCGCTGTAGATTCCCTGTGTTTCGTCGCTGTCAAAGAACACAGCCCGTACCATCCGCATGTAGCCTCTGGACTCCTGTCCTAAAAGGGCTCTGTCTTCCGCCAGCTTTTCCTCAGTAGGAAGCCATGGATAGAGGGTCTCGCCAGCTAGAATGTTGGGCGAGCGTTCGCCGTCTAGCCTCAAATAGTGGCCATTCCATTTCGTGTTCCAACTATCTGCTGTATTAGTATCTACAGACTCCCAACCATTTTTCGGCTCCGCCCATACGCCAAACGCGTCGAAACGACTGTTGGGGTTGGACATCCCGATCATCTGGAGGAACGGGTTTTTCGACAAGTTTGTCAGACCTGCATGGAGAATAGCCTCCGACAATTCGGAAAGCTCATCCGCAATCACGATGACCCGCTTCTGCTTGATACCGATGAACTTGCCCACAGCTTCGCGAGTCTTGCTCTTTTCAGCAGCGATCAGCATTAGGCCCGCCCGTTCGATCAGATCCCCGTTCTCGTTGATGTAGGCTACGCTCCCGATTGAATCCCGAATCTTGCACGGTGCTTCCTGAATCACAGTCAGTAGCGAGATGACAGAACCCCAAATACGGCGTCTGGCTTCTCGTAGTGTCGTACTGGTCATCATGACCAGCGTGTCCTGTGGCTCCGACAACCAGTTGATGATGCCCCACGCTGCCATCGTGTGGGACTTACCGGAACTAGCGGAACCGCCGATTGCCAGATATTTATTGCGTATCGCTGCGCGGATCATTTCTTCCGCCCACGGATGCCGAATCATCAGAGGTTCAGGCATTTCGGGATTATTCCAGAGTTCGTCACAACATCTCCAGAAATAAAATTCCTTCGCTTTCGGGCTTGTGTGGTTGGCAAACCCGTACAAAAGTGCTGTAATTAAGTTAGTGGGTGGGATCAAAAGACCGCCGACATCCATCTTCTTTGTTGTCGGATCGATTCGTGGCTCCAACAATTTTTTATTTTTTTCTGCTGTAGTACTCATTTTTTACTTGCGCGAGCATCTTACGTGTTATAAACAACTCGTCAACAACCAATGAACGACGATTCAGAGACAGAAAATCTGGTGCTTGAAAGGGCATTAGAGATGTACGCTAAAGACTACAAGATCAAGACTATTGCCAAAGAACTCAATGTCCACGCTGGCACAATCCGCCGCTGGTTCAAGAAGGCTGGCATCCCCGCTAAAAAGAATGGCTTTGCAAGACCCAAACAAAAGCCTGTTGCTGATGTTTACACTGACCAGCTCGCAGTAGATCTTAACGATAATCTTGATGACTACACAGAAGACGCGATCCGACTTGCCAAACACGATGCCCGTATTGCGGAAGACTCCGCGATGATGGACATCGCGGAAGCGCAGTCAACTCCAGCTGACAAATATCAGCATTACATTGCCGCCGCTGGAATTAAGCTATTGCGCGACTCTATGAAAAATCTCAAAGGCCCACGTACAGTACGTGAGCTTTCAGAACTAGACCAGTTAATACGCCGCAATTTGGGACTTAACTCGAAGAGCGGAGGAGGTCAAAGTAAAATGCACATTGACATTTCCATTCTGAATAATTCAAAAGCAGATCGTGGAAATGGCACTGTCAATAAAATGAAACCAACCATAATCGATGTAGAATCCTAATATGTTTAAGAACGTAATCCCTGAGTTTAATCCGACTTCTTTAGTAAAGAAAAATCTTCCAAGAAATGATTTCACGTTTGACGTGAAACAACTAGCTGGACTGTTCTACAGAACATTTCCATGCACGGCAAAAGAAATATTCTTTCTACAAACACTTTCTAAAGGTAGTACTATTCATGTGCCTGAAAACGGAGACGGTGTTTTAGTTCGAGCAGACATCATTGATAATTTAAATCGCTAATGGATAGACGTTTCAACAAAGAAAATCAAAGTTTGATTTTAGCTTTAGTCTCGCATGAGTTTTCTTGCGAGCCTGAAACTCTATTTAGTCGAGATAGATCAGCTAGAGTTTCGAATGCACGTCATGTGGCGATGTCACTTATGAAGATTCTGATGGATTGTACTTTGGCAGAAATAGCAATCCTGTTTAATCGGGACCATTCTACTGTGATCCACGCCAAACGAAAAGTAGATATCAATAAAAAACTTCAAGAGGCCGCTCTTAGAGTAGCTAAAAAATATAAATCAGAAACTGAAGATGAAATGAAATGATTATCGGCATCGACAACGGACTCGACGGCGGGCTGTGTGCTATATCGGCGCACGATGGATCTGTCATCGACAAGTTTGCAATGCCAACCTTTGAACGTGCCGGAAAGCGCGAAGTCGATACCAGAACAATCTACAACTGGATCACTGACTTGCACACTGTACCCTTGATCGCGATCGAGGAACCACTGAAGCATGCAAAGTCATCGCAAGCGATGCGCTCGATGGGCATTTCGTTTGGCAAGATTATGGGCATGTGCGAGTCACATGAACTCGAAGTAAAGCCTATTCAAGTATTGGACTGGCAGAAGTCTTTGTTGGGTAAAGTGCCCAAATCGCAGACAAAAGTCTTCGCGCTAAAGAAGGCGCAAGAACTTGCTCCAGATGAGGACTGGCGCAAGAACAACCGTTGCACTGTGCCTCATGACGGCATAGTTGACGCTTTCCTCATAGCGCATTACACTAGACAACGTTATACCAAAAGAAAGTAATCTTATGGACATTGCATCTACACTTGAACAGTGCCTTGACGACGAAGAAGAAGTCATCCTTGCTGACGGCTTTGAAGAAGCGTTCATGGGAATCGCCCGCCAGTTCGGCAAGCCCTTTGCCGTTTACAGTTTTGAGAAATGCCTTGAGATCTTGCGACGCGAAATGACGGAAGAGGACGCCATCGAATACTTTTACTACAACGTGGAGGGCGCATGGGTTGGAGAGAACACCCCTGCCTTCATGTCGTGGGCCGATCCAGAAGACGCTATTTCAGAGGACTAGAAAGATTTTTCAATTTTTTTCTGGACTTACTCCGAACCATCGAGTAAGTGACTCCTCGAATGAAAACACTGTTCCCAAAACAAAGCGATGCGAAAGAGTTCTTTATTTGCTGTCACAAGAACGGAGTTAATACTCTTGATAGTTCTAGTGTCGGTACGGGTAAGACAGTGGTCGCAGTCCATTTGGCCAGAGATTTGGGGAAGCCTGTCGCTGTACTTTGCCCGAAAGCGGTTATCCCATCATGGGAGCGTGAGTTTAAGGCACACGGAATAACGCCGTTGTTCGTAACGAACTTCGAGAAGATCCGTGGGGGCAAGACGAAATGGATGTCCAAAGCTGGTAAGAAGATCATGCGCTGGTCACTACCAGCAGATACGCTTGTGCTGGTAGACGAGATCCACAAATGCAAAGGCCCGTATACGCTGAATGCCCAACTCGTAATCGCGCTGGTACAGCAGAAGTACGCCGTACACGGCATGTCCGCCACTGCCGCTGAAGACCCTACTGAGATGCGGGCATTGGGATATCTATTGGGGCTACACTCGCTCAACAAGCCAGAGAACGGACTGACTAGCTGGTACAGCTGGATGATGAAATACGGCTGCTATCAGGACGATTGGGGCGGCTGGAAGCTGGCGAATAAAATAAAGCTAATCCCGCTCAGGAATACAATGTATGGAGTGAACTGTAATAAGCTGACGCCAGCAGACTTTCCAGATAGCTTCCGCGACAATCGTGTTTTCGTCGAGCCGACTGAATTCAAGGATCTGAAGAAGATCGACAAAGCCTACGAACAATTGGGCCTCACGCCAGCGATTATCGACGAATACATACTGAATGGTACGGTAGCAAATAGCGAACATGTGCTGGTCAATATCCTCAAAGCCCGCCAACTGGCAGAGTCCTTCAAAGTGCCAGACATCGCTGAGATGGCGGAGGATTTCATCGACGGCGGAAACAGCGTTGTGATCTTCGTCAACTTTACGGATAGTTTAAATGCTCTTATTGGACTTTTAAACTGTCCTAAAATCGACGGAAACCAGACAGCGACTCAGAGACAACAGGCAATCGATGACTTCCAAAGCGACAAAGCTAACTGCATTGTAGTCAATATCGCCGCTGGTGGTACTGGTCTATCGCTGCATGACATCAACGGAGTCCGCCCACGCATCTCCCTCATCTGCCCCACGTTCAATGCTAAGGACTACCTGCAGGTATTGGGCCGGATACACCGCAACGGAGCAAAGTCAGACGCGCTACAAAAGGTGCTAGTCGCCGCTGGAACTATCGAAGAGCACGTGATGAAAGCAATACGGATCAAGACTGGAAATTTGGAGGCAATCCATGGCGCGTAAATTTTCAAACTTTTTTCTTTACTCTTATTGGGCTACGATTATTTTGACTGAAGTCTTAACCACAATATACGATGTCATTTGGAACTGGAGCAGGAAAAGGAGATCTTCCCCGTCACGTAGACGGCGAAGCGTTCAGAAATAACTTCGACGATATCTTTCGTAAGCAAAGAGAATTCACTTTTGCTGAATTGCTGAAGATGCACGACAACGCAATCGAAGAAGGAAAATTTGATAAGGCAGCAGAATACAAACAGAAAATAGACACACTAAATGAAAACACAATACAATGACCCCAAAGGGCAAGCGGGCTCCCTTAAAGCCCCATTGGGATTAGTCCCGCCGTATGCAATGGAACAGACCTCATGGGTCCACAAGTTGGGCGCAGAGAAGTACGGTCCGTGGAATTGGCGTGAGACTGGCGTTTGCGCCAGCACTTATGTCAACGCGATCCTGCGCCATCTGAACGCATGGCGTGACGGTGAATCACTGGACCCTGAATCCGGTATCACGCATCTGGCACACATTGCCTGTAGCGCGAACATCCTCATGGATGCAGAGGTGTGTGGCAAGCTACAGGATGACAGGAACAAGCGACCCGACGAAACTGAGGAAGGTTCTCCGAAAGTAGTCGCGTCGTACGAAGACTTTTGGGGTCCGCTTGACGAAGACACCGTACCAGAATACCACG